CAAGGCGCTCGTCAGGGGCGATGTTCGCGATGCCGCCCGCCGGCTGAAGGTGACTGCCACCACGGCAAAGGGGCGACGACTGCCGGGCCTTGTTCGCAGACGCGCCGAAGCCTCGGCCATCATGGACTTCAACAAGTGGCCGGCCTGGGTGAAAGCTCCCCGGTCAAGCGCTGCCTCCGACATCGCGGTATCTATGCCGGCGTGGCGCCTTGGCGAGGACGATTTCAATCAGGGCGTCCGGTGGCTGGTCGAGCTGGGCTATCTTTCGGACAAAGCCGCAAACAGAGACCTTGTAAGTGCTGCCGTCCGCCGCTTCCAGGAGGCGCATCCGCAGCTCGACGATGACGGGATCCTCGGCCGCGCGACCCTCGACCAGATCCAGCGCGTTCTCGACGCCAGGGCGAAGTCCGCCAAGGGCGCTGCAGGCACCGGTGCAGGTGCTGCGACGGGCGCTGCCGATCAGGCGGTCTCGGCCACCGGCTATGGCGACCTCATTCTCTACGGCAGCCTTGCGGTTCTTGTCATTGGCGGGATCTGGCTTGCCTGGCGGTACCGGGATGAGCTGGCGATCGCTGTTCGGGGCGCGGGCTCGCTCAAGATGGGAGGCCGGGCATGATCGGGTTCCTCGGTGCAGCGCTGATTGTCGTCATTCTTCTGGCATGCGGCCTCGGGTCAGTCATCGCCGCTCTTGTGTGCTTGCTCGCGGGCAAGGGAAAAGCGGCCGCGGCGTGGCTTGTGCCTGTGCTCGTTTCATCCGGGCTCCTGTTTCTCATCGCGCGGGAAGTGATGTCGTGAGCGTCATTGGCGGAATCATCGCGGGTGTCGCGGCAGAGGTCGGCGCGCCGCTCATCAAGCGCGTCCTTGAACGACGCTTTGGCAAGGCCTCAGGCGACCTTGCCGAAACGGTGATCAAGACCGTCGCAGAAAAGGCGGGCGCCGAACCGATCGGGCTTGAAGATCTCAAGCCGGCCGACCTCAAGGAAGCGGTGCTTGCCACCGAAGCGCAGATGCCCGAGCTGATCGCGCTCTACACGGCCGGGCTCGAAGGCCAGTTCGCGCTTCTGCAATCGGAGACCAGGGAAGGTTTCTGGCAAGCGTTCTGGCGCTATGGTTGGATGTATCTCCTCGCCGTCTTCTGGATCTGGCGCATCATCGTTGCGCCGATCGTCAACCAGCGGATCGGCTCGGGCGGCGGCGTTCTGATCGAGATGGTCGATCTGGCCACGCTGATGACGCTCACCTCCTGGTTCATGGCGCTCTACATGGGCGGGCACACCGTCAAGGATCTTGGCCGGAACGTGATCGACGCCGTTCTAAAGCGGAGCCGTAAGCCGTGAGCGGTACCGATTTCATGATCGAGCAGGCCGAAGCAAGGGTTGCGCGCGAACGTGACCTGAAGCTTGGCGCGGTATCCGCACTTGTCGGCGGCACAGGTGCGGCCGACTGCAAGGATTGCGGATCGGAAATCCCGGCGGCACGTCGCGCGGCGGCGCCTTGGTCGGACCGATGCTTCACATGCCAGGAAGAATTCGAAGGGGGGCGGCGCTAGGATGACCACAGCCGAAATCTCACAATATCTCGGGCTGGCGCTGGCGGTTATCGCGCTGCTCGGGCACGCCAAGGGGTACTTCTCGTCAGGCGAGCGGCAGATCAAGACGGATATCGACGCCACCAAGACGGATCTTGAAGCTAGCAAAATCAAGCTGATCGAGCATGACCGCCGCATCCAGGCGGCAGAGGGCGAACTCAAGCACCTGCCGGACAAGGATACCGTCAACGATCTGCGGCTCACCCTGGCGCAGTTGCAGGGCACCGTCACCGCGCTGAGCGAAAGCATGGGCAGTGTCTCCCGGACCGTCCACCGGATCGACAACTGGCTGAGGGAAAAGAACTCATGAACTACGAAGCCTTCGCGGCGGAAGACGCCCGCCTGGTGATCCTTAAGGAACTGGCTCGGCAGACGAACGGTAGCCTGAACGAGGCCATACTGCAAAAGGTGCTCGAAGCCTTCGGTCACATGCGGTCCCGGGAATGGGTGCGAACTCAGTTGCGCAAGCTTGAGGAACTCGATGCGGTCGCTCTCGTAACCGCCGGATCCGTGATGATCGCAACGCTCAAGCAGGCAGGGCTCGATCATGTCGAACGGCGCAGTGTGATCGAAGGCGTCGCCCGCCCTTCGCTGGGAGCGTGAGGCATGGCGGGGCGCGGGCGGCTTTCCAGTCTTGACCTTCTTCCGGAAGAGGCGAGGGATGATCTGTATTGGGCGATCGGTGAACTCAACCGCCGCGAACGAACTCAAGCCGACATTCTCTTCGAATTGAATGACAGGCTCGAAGCCAAAGGCATTGAAACCGTCTCAAGGTCGGCCTTCAACCGCAAAGCCACGCGGCTCGCCAAGCGCAGCATGCAACTGGAGGAGCGGCGTCACATCTACTCCGGCATTGCCGAACGTTTGACGCCCGAGGAAGTCAGCAAGGCGGACATTGTGCTCGGCGAATTTCTCAAGACGTTGATTGACGAGTTGCTTGAGGATGACGGGCTCAATCCGAAGAATGCGATGGAGCTGGCGCGGGCCTACAAGGACACAGTCATGGCGCAGCGCCACTCCGCGGAATTGAGAGACAAATCGGAGGCCAGGGCGAACGCCAAACTGAAGGAAGCCGCCGATAAGGTGGTCGAGGCAGTGGGCAAGGTGAAAGGACTGACTGCCGAAACCGTCAGTGCCATCCATGAGCAGATCCTTGGGGTGAAGGTGTGAGCGCGCCTATCAGCAAGTCTGAATGGGAGAAGCTAAGGCGCGAGAGCACGGCCGCGCTTCCGGGAATCGTTGCTGAGCTGGGCCTGCCAAAGGTGCTCCTCCATTACCAGGGCGATACGGTGGCGAAGCTCGAAAGCGGCACATCGCTTCTGGTCATCGAGAAGTCTCGCCGTATCGGCCTGACCTGGGGGCTTGCCTCCTATGCAGTGCTGCGCGCGGCCCGTGCGAAGTCCGCCGGCGGCATGGACGCGATGTACATCTCCTATAGCCAGGAGATGACCCGCGAGTTTGTCGACGCTTGCGGGATGTGGGCGCGTGCGTTCAACATGGCGGCGATGGAGGCCGAGGAGTTCTTCTTCGCCGACAAGGACGAGAGCGGCGACCGGTCTATCCAGGCATTCCGGATCCGCTTCGCCTCGGGCTTCGAGATCGTCGCACTGTCTTCGGCGCCGAGAACGCTGCGCGGCAAACAGGGTCTGGTCATCATCGACGAGGCCGCGTTTGTCGACAGTCTCAAGGAACTCCTGAAGGCCGCACTCGCCTTCCTGATGTGGGGCGGCCAAGTGGTTGTCTGTTCCACCCACAACGGCGTCGACAACGAGTTCAATGTTCTTGTCCAGGACATCCTCGGCGGCCGCCGAAAGGGCGCGCACACAAGGATCGATTTCGACCAGGCGCTGATGCAGGGGCTTTATCAGCGGATCTGCCTGGTGACGGGAGAGGAATGGTCGCCGGAAGCGGAAGCCGCCTGGCGGCAAGACATCATCGACTTCTATGGCGATGGCGCCGACGAGGAGCTGTTCTGTATTCCCGCGATGGGATCGGGTTCCTGGTTGACGACGCCGCTGATCGAGGCACGCATGACGATCGCGCCCGAAGACGCTCCGGTGCTTCGGCTCGACCTCCCCGACGACTATCTGCAGAAACCCGAACTCACCCGCCGCTCGCTCCTGGCACCGTTCATGGAGGAACTTCGGGAAGCGCTTGAGCGCCTCGACTCGGAGGCGCTGCACGCCTTCGGCTATGACCCGGCGCGCAAGAAGGACCCGGCGGTAGCTCAGCTCCTGAGGATCGAAAAGGATCTGCGCCGGGTCTCTGCGCTGACAGTGGAAATGCGCCGGGTGCCGTTTGCCGAGCAGAAGGCGATCTGCCGGGACATCATCATGGCGGCGCACCGGCTGGTGGGCGCCGCGATCGACGCCACCGGCATGGGCATGAACCTCGCCGAGGATCTCGGCCGGGAGTTCGGGATCCGCGAGGATCTCGACGGCGCCGGTCTCGTCTGGCAGGTGTCATTGTCTTCGAGCTGGTATAATGAGCACATGCCGCCGCTGAAAACGGCGTTCGAGGACGATACGATCGCGCTCGCCAGAGACGCCGAACACGTCATTGACCTAAGGG